CGCGATGTGCGTAAGCTGCTGTCGTTGGAATTGACTGGTGGTTTTATTGATGAGGCGCGTGAGCTGCCGAAGGCTGTGGTAGATGGTTTGACATCGCGTGTCGGACGTTACCCGACCAAGAAGCACGGCGGTTGCCCGTGGCGCGGTGTTTGGATGTCGACCAACCCGATGGACAGCGACCATTGGTGGCATGAGCTGGCGGAGAAGAACCCAGTGCGTGGTAAATACCCGTGGAAGTTTTACAAACAGCCCGGCGGCGTGATGGAGGGCACGAAGGAGCACGAGGACGCGATATACTCTGCAAATAAATATTGGATTAACAATCCTGACGCGGAGAACGTGAACAACCTGCCGCCCGGTTATTACGAGCAGCAGTTGGCCGGTAAGTCGCTGGACTGGATTGAGTGCTATGCTGGTGCCAAATATGTTTACGTGCAGGACGGCAAACCTGTGTGGCATGAGTTCTCCGATAGCTTGATGTCGTATGAAGTTGAGATTGAGCCGGACTTGCCCGTGCATATTGGGTTGGACTTTGGTTTGACCCCCGCTGCTGTGTTTGGTCAGAAGATGCGCAATGGTCGCTGGCATGTCGTGCATGAGCTGGTTGCGTTCTCTATGGGGTTGGAGCGTTTTGCGCATCACCTGATGGCGGACATACAGCAGAAGTTTTCCAAGTCCGATGTGTTTATCTGGGGCGACCCGGCGGGTATGAAGCGCGATGAGATTTTTGAAGTGACTGCGTTTGACCATCTGCGGACGCTAGGGCTGCGAGCGCAGCCCACCGCGTCCAACGATTTTATGGTGCGGCGTGAGGCAGGTGCAATGCCGATGAATAGATTGATTGACGGTAAGCCCGGTCTGCTTGTGTCGCGTGAGTGCGTGCGCACCCGCAAGGCATTGGCCGGTGGTTATCATTTTAAGCGTGTGGCAGTTGGCGCAGGGCAGGAGCGGTTCCGCGATGCGCCGAACAAGAACGAGCATTCGCACGTTGGTGACGCATATGGGTATCTGATGTTGGGTGGTGGCGAGCATCGTATGCTTACGCGCAACCCTAACGGACGGCCACAGTTCAAGCAGTTGCAGGCCAATATGGATTTCAGTGTATGGTAGCCGATACGTTACTTAATGAGATTGTAAGAAGCGACAATCTCAAGATCGTGCCATTCCGCTGGTATCACCCTCGTTCAATGGATTTGCGTGATTTTGATTTGGTCGCCTACCAAGAAATGAACGACTATGAGGGTATGCTGCGTTACTACGAGCTGGAGCCGTTTAGTTTTACAGCTATATTAGGCGGTAAGATGGTTGCCTGTTTCGGCTCCCACATACTTTGGGACGGTGTTTCCGAGAGCTGGCTGATAGGAAGTAAGCAACTTAATAGCGTTCCGATAACGCTTACGCGAATGTGCCGCCGATATTTAGATGTAGTAGCGCGCGAACTGCAATTACACCGCATGCAAATTACGTGTAATACTAAAGATGAGCTTGCAGTTCGATGGGCAATCGCGTTAAAATTCGAACAAGAAGGATTGCTGCGCCACTACGGCCCGTGCGGTTCAGATTATATTATGTTTTCGAGGATATACGATGAGCGGTTTGTTCAAAGTCAAAATGCCTAAGCCCGATCCTGAGATTGCGGCAATGCAAGAAAAACAAGAAGCCCGGATTGAACAAGAGGAAATAAGCAAACGCCGACAGCTTGCTGCTCGCCAGCGCGCTCGTCGTACCGGCGGATCACGCATGCTTTTGTCTAAAGAACGCGGAGCCGAAACGCGTATGGGCTTAGACCCGCTGGGGACGGAGCAGTAGAATGAGCAAGCTTGTTAGAGAAGTTAGGCGGGTAGGCCGACAAGCAAAACGCGTTTACGAAGACGTTGAGGATGTTGTAACCGGCAAACAAATAAATAAAATTACTGAGGCTCAGCGTGAGCAACAAGCTGCTCAGGAATCGGAACAAGCTACTATGGAGGCTGAGGCCGCACGCGAAGAAGGTATTTTGACAGGTAGGGCTGCTAAGGCTGTTGCATCTCGTCGTCGGGCTCGTCGGCTAGGGAGGCGCTCGCTATTATCCCCTAGCCGTTTGGGGGTTGCACAACCGCAGGAAACAAAGAGGACTTTAGGATAATGCCAAAAGTAATTTTAAAAGACGGAAAAACCCGTCACTTCGCATATACAAAGCCTGGCATGAAGGCTGCAAAAGAATACGCCAAGCAATATGGTGGCCGTGTTGTTGATGGTGGCATGAAATATTCAATGGCTAAGAAGAAGGACAAAGCGTAATGGCTTACGAAAAGAAGAAAAAAGAAGTTTGGGACAAGAAGCGTCCCAAAGGTTTAGGTAAACCTAAGTCCCTCTCATCCAAGCAAAAGCGCAACGCGATGCGCGCAGCCAAAAAAGCTGGGCGGCCTTACCCTAATTTGATTGATAATATGCGGGCGGCACGTGACAGCTAAGAAATACCAGAACCCTAAGGGTGGTCTAAATGATGCAGGGCGCGAGCGCTATGGTGTAAAGCGCCCGGTCAAGTCAGGTGACAACCCTCGCCGCGCTTCTTTCCTAGCGCGAATGGCTGGTGTATCTGGCCCAGAGCGTGATGCAAAAGGCAAACCCACGCGCCTGCTTTTGTCTCTCCGCGCTTGGGGCGCGTCGAGCAAAGCAGACGCAAAACGTAAAGCTGCTGCGATAAGCAAACGAAATAAGGCGAAGAAAAATGCATAGTGTAGAACATATCATTAAACGCCACGAGTCCGCGCAGCGCCGTAAGGACAACTGGCGACAAGTCTACGAGGACTGCTACGAGTTTGCTCTGCCGCAGCGCAACCTTTATGACGGTTACTATGAGGGCGGCGGCGCACCAGGCCAGAATAAAATGGCGCGTGTGTTTGACAGTACTGCCATTAATGCAACGCAACGATTTGCCAACCGCATTCAGGCTGGCCTGTTTCCACCCTACGGAGAGTGGTGCCGCTTAGAGCCGGGGCCAGATATTCCCGAAGAGCGCCGCATTGAAGCGCAAGCTGCGCTTGACGTATATCGTGACAAGATGTTTGCGCTGCTGCGCCAAACAAACTTCGACCTAGCTATGGGTGAGTTCCTGATGGACTTAGCTGTCGGCACCGCTGTTATGCTTGTGCAGCCGGGTGACGACATAACACCTATCCGCTTCACAGCAGTGCCGCAGTATTTGGTTGCGATTGAGGAGGGCGCGCACGGTAAGGTCGATAATGTCTACCGCCGCATGCGCCTGAAGGCTGAGGCCGTTTCGCAGCACTGGACTGATGTTGAAATTCCTGACCGCCTTGCGCGCATGATTGAGGAAAAGCCAACCGAAGAAATTGAATTGCTTGAAGCCACATTGTACGACGCTGAGCGTGGCGACTATTGCTACTACGTCATTTGGCCGGAAGGCAAGGCGCAACTTCTGATGCGCCGCATGAAATCTAGCCCGTGGATTGTAGCTCGCTACATGAAGGTGGCTGGTGAAGTATATGGCCGTGGCCCCCTAGTCACAGCCATCCCCGACATCAAGACGCTGAACAAGACAAAAGAGCTGCTATTGAAAAATGCGTCCCTGTCTATTGCAGGTGTTTATACAGCCGCTGATGACGGGGTACTAAATCCGCAGACTGTGCGCATCGCGCCGGGTGCGATTATTCCAGTAGCACGCAACGGCGGGCCGCAAGGTGAAAGCCTGCGTATGCTGCCCCGCTCTGGTGACTTTAACGTCAGCCAGCTCGTCATCAATGACTTGGTTATGAACATCAAGAAAATTATGCTCGACGATACGCTGCCGCCCGATAACATGTCAGCTCGCAGCGCAACTGAGATTGCTGAGCGAATGAAAGAGCTGGCACAAAATCTTGGCTCAGCCTTTGGCCGCCTGATTACTGAGACGATGGTACCGATGGTCGCGCGCATTTTATCTGTAATGGATGATCGCGGCATTATTGAAATGCCACTGCGCGTCAACGGGCTTGAGGTTAAGGTTACACCAGTATCGCCCATTGCACAGGCCCAAAGTATGGGTGACATCGAAAAAATTATGCAGTGGGTACAGCTCTCAACATCGCTTGGGCCGATGGGCCAAATGTCTGTCAAAGTGGACGGCATATCAGACCACATTGCTGACAAACTTGGTATCCCAGCTAACCTTAGAACCACGCCTCAAGAACGTGAGCAAATGATGCAGCAGGCGATGGAAGCCATACAAGAAGCGCCGGATGAAGAGATTCCGGCTGAAGAGAGTTGAGGTGGCTGATGCGTTTCGTCATACCAATCATAAGGGAGGGTGACGGGACAACGTTCAATCGTGGTGCGCCGGGCGTATCACGTTGGGCGGGTAGGTGGGGCGAGCACTTTTTGCGCCAACGCTACCCACAAACTTGGATGGTTAGGAAGGTTTTGAACAATGTCAGAGACTATCTTACAACCCACTGAAGGGTGGGACGGACTGCGCTCAGTTGAGCCGCAGCTCCGCGCAACACAGCAGGACAATCAGGACGACATAGACCGATTGTATTTGCGTGTGTTCGGCAGCGATGACGGGCAGGAGCTATTGCAGCACCTGCGTTCGCTGACGATTGAACAGCCCACGTGGTATCCAGGCGAAGAGGCTTCGCACGGTTACGCACGCGAAGGGCAAAACTCAATGGTTCGAGAAATCGAACGTAGAATTAGGAGAGCATCAGAATTATGAGTGAAGACGAAGGCCTGATGGCCCAAGCCTCTGTAGAGAGCGAGGATAACCAGCAGCCGGAGCAAGAAGCGATTTCCCATCTTGAGCCGGATAACCAACCTAGCGTAGACGACGTTACGGTAGCGGCAGAAGGTGAGGACATTGAGTTCACCCGCGAAGACTGGTTCCCTGAAAAATTTTGGAACGACGAAAGCGGCCCAGACATTGAAAATTTAGCCAAGAGCTATTCTGAGCTGCAAAAAAAATTCTCACAAGGAAAGCATAAGGCGCCGGAAAATTACGACACAAAGTTTTTTAACGACGCTAACATCGAGGAAGATGACCCGCTTCTTTCGACTTATTCTGACTGGGCCAAAGAGAACGGCATAAGCCAAGCTGCCTTTGAAGAGCTTGGTGCAAAGTTTGTCGAGATGGCTGGTCAGGCTGAGGCTGAAGAGCAGCTTTCTTATGATGAAGAATATAAGGCTCTTGGCCCAAATGCCGACCTAACCCTCAAGTCTATGACAGAGTGGGCACAGGGTCTAGTGCGTAAGGGCATATGGGGCAGTGACGATTTTGAAGAGTTTAAGATTATGGGCGGTACAGCCCAGGGTATTAAGGCTCTACAGAAAGTTCGCAACTACTATGGAGATCAAACCGTTCCTGTAAATGTCGGTGAGCCAGAAGGTGCGCCGTCAAAAGAGGAACTGCAATCTATGGTTGCCGACCCGCGTTATGTCAGTGATCCGTCGTTCCGTATTAAAGTTGAAAAGCTCTTTGAGCAGACTTATGGAAATAACGACTACAATCCTGTATAATACGATTGTTCATGAAAACCTCCGGGGGCGACGCTGTTTACAGTGTCGCCCTTTTTCTTTATAATCTGATTTGTTGGATAACCTTTTGGCCTGACAAGAACCGCTCCGGGGCGCAGCGCGAACGCCCAAGTCACAGCCCGGCAACGGATACCTGTAACGAAACTTTGTATTAACCACTTCTGAAAGGAACCCGTAATGGCACAAGGCATTACTTCAGCTTTCGTTCAGTTGTTCGATGCAGAGGTCAAACAGGCATATCAAGGCGCACGCGCCCTTGCCGGTGTGACCCGTGAGCGTAACAACGTCGAAGGCAACCAGGTGAAGTTCCCGAAAATCGGGAAGGGCACCGCTACTGTTCGCGTTCCGCAGACTGATGTAACTCCGTTGAACGTGACTTATTCGCAAGTCACCGCAACTATGTCGGACTACATCGCTGCTGAATATTCCGATATTTTCCATCAGCAAAAAGTCAACTTTGACGAGCGCCGTGAGCTTGTTCAAGTTGTCGGTAACGCTATTGGTCGTCGTATGGACCAGCTCGTCATTGATGCTATCAATGCAGCTTCTAGCCCGTCGACTGTTAGCACCGATATTGGTGGCTCAGGCACGAACCTGAATCTCGCCAAATTGCTGGCTGCTAAAAAGGCATTGGATGCCAAAAACGTACCGGCCGAAGGCCGCTGCGCAGTCATCCACGCTAATGGCTTGTCATCTCTGTTGGACGAAACCGAACTGACCAGCTCAGACTTTGCAACTGTCAAGGCTCTGTCGACTGGTGAAATTGACACCTTCTTGGGCTTCAAGTTCATCACTGTTGGTGACCGTGATGAAGGTGGCTTGCCGCTTTCTGGTGGCGTTCGTACCAATCTGTTCTTCCACCGCGATGCGGCTGGCCTGGGCATTGGTATGGGTCAACGTTCGGAAATCAACTATGTTGCTGAAAAAACGTCGTTCCTCGTTTCTTCAATGTTCTCGGCTGGTGCCGTCTCCATTGATGACGAAGGTATCGTCAAAGTCAGCGCAACCGAGTAGGAGACTGAACTATGGCATACTCAAACACTGGTTTGAACACCGTAGCTGCCTCCAAGCGTGGTAACGCTCCGAGCATCTACACCTACACGTCAGCCGACGCTATCGCCACTGTGAACACTTCAGGTTATTTCAATGACCTGTCTGACACTTTGGCTGTTGGTGACATCATCTTCGTTCATGACAGCGCAACCCCAACGATGTCTATCGTTGTTGTTCTGTCGAACGCATCTGGTGTTGTTGACGTTTCTGACGGCACAGCCGTTAGCGTCGCAGACGCAGACTAATCCGGCTGGGGGTGGCTACGGTCACCCCCATCCTTTTTTTGGAGGCATAAATGGCTGCTGGCGATACTAAACTTTCTATATGTTCTGATGCACTTGTTATGCTCGGCGCGTCTCCGCTGTCGAGTTTTTCTGACAGTACGGATGAAGCAACTATTGCTGACCGGCTATATGACGATGTGCGTGATACGCTGATTATGCAGTATCCCTATAGCTGGACTATTAAAAAAGTTAAATTATCCCGCCTTGCCTCTGCCCCGATAAACGAGTGGAAATATAAATACGCTCTGCCAGGTGACATACTTGGCAACCCTAAGGCTGTATTTATAACGTCATCTGTTGGTGGACGTTCTGTTCGTGATTTTGAGATTTATTCTGGCGGCTTGTACACGGATTTTGAAGAAGTATGGATTGATTACCAATTCCTACCAGAGCCCGCCATTTTCCCGCCATACTTTGTTCACCTGTTAAGAACAGCTTTGGCGGCTGAGTTTGCTGAGCCCATCACAGACCAAATAACTAAAGCTGATTATTTCTACAACCGAGCCTACGGTTCTCCGTCTGAAAACATGCGTGGCGGGTTGGTGCGCGTAGCAATTAACATTGATGGGGCTGACCGGCCACCTCAAACTATTCAAGAGTTCCCGCTTACGGACGTTAGATAATGTCGCGCATAATCCAAGTGCAGAACAATTTTACTGCGGGTGAGCTCGACCCAAAGCTTCGTGCGCGTACAGATATTGAGCAATATTCATCTGGGTTGGCCGAGGCTGATAATGTTATTATCCACCCTCAGGGCGGCGTGACCCGTCGAGACGGAACAAGATTTCTTTTCGATATACCTGCACCAGATTTTCGCTCAAGATTAGTGTCGTTTGAGTTTAGCATCGACGACAGCTATATGCTTGTTTTTAACAATAAAAGAATGTTTGTGTTTAAGGATCAACAGTTGGTAACAAACATAAACGGGTCTGGCTTTGATTATTTAGGATTAACATCATTTATTTCTGTTAATTCAATAATAGAAGAAATGAACTGGGTGCAATCTGCTGATACGCTTATACTTGTTCATAAAGACATTCAGCCGCTAAAAATTGTGCGTGGTGCAACAGACGCGGATTGGACGGCATCCAGCATTTCATTTGATTACATACCCAGGTTTGCCTTTACTTTAACAGCGACAACCGGGACAAATTACAACACAGGCGTCCCGCATGACCATATTGAACCATCTGCCACAAGCGGTAACCTTACAATAATCGCAAAACACAGCGGCTCTGATGCCGATATATTTACAGCCAGCGCGGCTAGCTATATTGGGCAGTATATAAACGTCACCCCGTTTGGTCGTTTAAGAATTATTAGAAAGGTCAGCGACGCAAAGCTAGAGTGCTTTGCTGAGGTTCCGCTATTTAGCACAGATAATATTGATGACGCGGATTGGGAGTACGAAGAGGGGTATGAAGATACTTGGTCAAGCACACGCGGCTGGCCTCGGTCTGCTACGTTTCATGAGGGTAGGTTATTCTTTGGTGGGACAGAGACTAGGCCATCAACAGTTTGGGGCTCTAGGGTCGGGGACTTTTTTAACTTCGACCCCGGCGAGGCATTAGACGACGCATCCGTCGAAGCCACTATGGACACCGGCACGTTTAATGCAATTATTGATATGTACTCTGGGCGTCACTTGCAAATTTTTACATCTGGTGGCGAGTTCTATGTCCCACAAACTCTTGACGAGCCGATTACCCCAAGCAATTTAATTATTAAAAACCAGACTGCTTTCGGAACTAAAGAAGGCGTAAGAGTTGTAAACATAGATGGCTCGACCCTGTTTGTTCAGCGTCAAGGAAAGGCCATACAAGAATTTATTTATAGTGATAGCGTAGCTGCATACACATCTGCTAAAATATCCTTGTTGTCATCTCATCTATTGCTTAACCCAAATGAGATGGCCGTAAGGCGTTCGACCGGTACAGACGAAGGCGACCGCCTAATGATAGTAAACGGGATTGATGGGTCTATAGCTTGCTACACTATTTTAAGATCTCAGAATGTGGTTGCTCCGTCGAAGTGGCAAACTGATGGCAGGTTCGTTAGCATCGGCGTTGATATTTCTGATATATATTGTGTGGTACGCCGCGATATTAACGGTGTTATTAATCACTATGTCGAGTTATTTGATCCTAGCGTTCTTTTGGATAGCTCTAAAACAGGTGGAGCAGCAAGTTCTGTTAATGTACCACATCTTGAGGCTGAAACAGTTAAAGTCATTCGTGATGGGATTATTGAGGCAGACCAGACTGTAGGCGCGTCTCCGTCGACCGTTACATTTGCAACAGCCGCCACAACTAGCTACGAGGTCGGCTTAAACTTTACAACACAAGTTAAAACATTACCAACTGAGCCCAATCTCAGCAGCGGCTCAATCAGGTCATTTAAGAAGCGCGTCTTTGAGGTTAGTGCTGAATTGTTTGAGACGCAGTCTTTAAACATTAATGGTAAAGAAATTTCTTTCCGTAATTTTGGTGACGCCGCTTTGGATGACCCGATTGTAGAGTTTACTGGCCTAAAGACATTGAATGGCATTTTGGGTTATACTTACGACGGGCAAATCACCATAACCCAAACAACACCGTTAAAGATGACGGTGCTTGGAATAGATTATAAAGTTAGCGCAGGACAGTAGTATGGCAGAGGTAGCACTTTTTGTAGCAGCAGTGGCGACCTATTCAGCGGGTCGAAAGGCAGCACAGGCGCAAGCCAAGCAGGCTGCGTTTGAGCTGCAACGTTCTCGTCAAGCGTATTTGCAATCTAGGCAAGAGGGTATTTCTGTTCTTGATGAGATGCTACAGAACGCAGCTTCTGTGAACGCGTATGCTGGCGCTGGCGGCATTGACGCATCTAGTGGTAGCGTTGACCGCATTGCCACCTTTAATTTATCTAGGGGCGTAGCTGATTTAATTACATCCGAAGAGACGGGGCAGTTTGCTTTGCGAGCTGGCACCCTACAGTCGAAACAGCTTATGCAACAGGCTAAGGCCACACGTATTAATGCGTTTGCTCAATCTGCTGCTATGATTGCTGCTGGCGCTGACGCGGCTAAGGCGACTGGCACCGGGGGAGGTACATAATGGCTGAGAGGTTTCAAAGATACCGCCGCCGTCCACTGCAATTACCTGACGTTCCTAGTGTCGACTTCGTGTCAGCAGGTCGCGCGCAAATGCAGGCGGCCCAATCTATTGCCGGCGCTTTAGACAAAATGGCTACCTTTGCGTTTGAGGGGCAAAAGCAAAAGGCGATTGAGTATGGCGTCGAAAACGCGCCAACAGCAGAGCAGGCAAAAAAAGCGGCTGCCACAGGCGTTGAGCTTGGCTTGCCAAAAGGTGACATTGCACGTTCGGCTGCTATGTCTGTTTTAAACAGCCGTATGGAAATAGAAGTGCAAAAGCAAGTGAGCCTGCTTGACACAAAACCGGAGACTCAGGATTTATCCATCGAAGCTTATGCGGGACAAATAAACTCTATCATTGACGGTTTTGGCTCTGTTTTGGATACCAGCGCCACTAAACAGGCTGGCTCGAAGTTTCGCGCCAAAATGGCAACGGTTTACAATAACAAGCTGAACGCGTTTGCTAAAAGAAAAGTTGACCAACAGATTGAAAGAAACCGCGCAATCGATTTTGCAGCAGCTCGTAACATTATGGGGACTTTCTCAGATATTATTGTTGGTGGTGCGGTTCAGGGTGAAGATGGTCTTGTCACCTCTCCAGTCGACATTATCGACAAAGAAATTGAGAGCATATACGAGCTTCCTAATTTAACAGCTACTGAAATAACGGGTTTGGTTGCAGATGCACAAAAAAGGAAGAAAGAGGTTATCGAGCAGCGCGTTGGCGAGTGGATTTTAGAGCAGCCAACTAATCATGTTGCTCAGGTTTTAACCAATAAGATTGAAGACCCCAACATTTCTATACTCTTAAATAACCTAGATCCTGACAGCCGACGCGACGTTGTTTTGGGTGCGTCAGCGCAACTTGAAGAAAACGAGGCAATCGAAAGAAAGATGGCCGACGCTACTGAGCGCAAGCAAAAGATTGCGGCAGACAAGCATTCAGCTTTAGCCACACAAGCATACCTCGCTAACAACATAGAAGAAAGAGACGCACAGATTGCAGCCCTTAGAGACATCGACATTAGCGCAGCAAACAAACTCGAAGCCGGTCTGATGAAAGAGGGTGGTCAGGACAACCCTGATGTCATTAACGGCCTGCTTATTAAGTCAGCACAGGGAACCATAACGCTGGACGATGTTGTCAACGCGCGTGGCGATATGAGTACTGCGACGTTCAAGGACTTTATTGGCCGGGTCGACGCACGCCGCAACGAAGACCACAACATTGCTTTGGATATGGCGCGCGCTACGTTGGGTATAAACAAAAGTGCTTTGACCACTGACCCAGAGAAAGGCGCTCGTATGGCAAAAGCTGAGAACGAGCTAAACCTTTCGGCTAAAGCTGACCCGACAATCAACCGCATCGACTGGATGCAGAACTACATTGATAACGTGCTTAGCGGCGAAGCAGAGAGAGCTAAGCAGGCTGCGCGCGTAAGCCTAGACGCTGCTAAGAAAGTGCAAGGCATTGAGACGGACGAGGAGTTCATCCAATACGTTCAAAGCAAAGCCAACAATAAACAATACTATAATAGGCAGATGGGTTATCTGCGTACGCTTGAATTGGTGCAAGACTAATGAGTAGCTTGAAGAACGAGTTTATGAATACCCACGACCTGTACTCCACCGGGCAGGAGATGCAGATGGTGCGTGACGAGACTGGTGCGCTGCGCGCTCAGATGGTTATGCCCACTGCTGAGGAGCTGGGTAAGCTACGCGCGCCAATGCGTCAAGGAACGTCGCCTTACGCTACTGGAGAACGCGACCCCTCTATGATACCGGCTGACATAGCACGCACCACAGGCGCACTTGCAAAGGGCGCTGTGTCTGGTGCTGTTGGCGCGCCCGGTGACATCGCTGGCTTAGCATACGGCATTGGCCGCTCTCTCGCGGCTGAAGAGGGCGAGCGTCTCGATGCTTTTGTTTCTGGTGCCGAAGAGATGTCGGCCAAGTACGGCGCTCAGGCAGTGTCTGATATTCTTGGCAATGTAGGTGGCCTTGTTGGTTTAAGCCTTACCCCAGAGGGTGACGAGCAGGCGCAAGCTATGACGCGTCAAGCTCAGCTCGCTGGCGAGGTTGTTGGTTTACCTAAAGGTCTACAGCTTGCAGCACGCGCAGCGCGCGATGTGGCGCGCAGTCAGCGTGGTGCGGCTAGTGAGCTGGGCGCTATTGGCCCAGAGATACAGGCACAAATCGACCCGCGCAAAACCATAGCTATGCAGCCGCGTGAGGTAATCGAAGGGCTTGATGACGAGACGCGTGGCATCATTAGGGATTTGGCTACGGAAAAGCGCGCGTCTGAAACTGTAGCGCCGGGTCTTGATGATACTCAGATTGTAACGGGCGATGAGTTGCTTCGTACGCTTCAGAAGGCTCAAAAAAAAATTCCGTCTCGCAAACAAGATGAGCTGGGCTTCTACAGCCGCGCGCAAGAGTTTATC